TGAGGTAGAAAGTGTTATGAGAAAGTTTGGCCCAGAGGGGGCTGACTACTGCATGATGACGAGGTTTTGACATGGCGGGATTATTTGGTGGTCGCAAAAAGCGTGGCCCTACTCAGGCAGAAAAAGATGCTGAAGCGGCTCGCGCAAGAGCAGAGCAAAGAGCTGAGGCTGAAGAGCGCACTGAAATGCAAGGCGCTCAGTCTCGTCGCAGATTGCGCCGCACCGGTGGCATGAGGCTTCTGTTCTCTCCAGCTCGTCGTGAAGGGCCAGGCGATATACCGCAGCAAACAAAACTTGGCGGCGGTCAATAATGAAGCGGCCAAAGAAAAGGCCAAGTGCCATTCAGAGAACTCTCGGCAGCATTAAGAGTCAGTTTCTTAGTGATGTTAAGGGTTTTGCCGCTGGGCTTAAAGATCCTCTTAATTATAAAGATCCATCACCCGAAAGAACCGCTAAGTCTAAAAAGGCATTAGAGGATTTGCGTAAAAACAATAAGCGCCCGTCTAAAAAAGATCCTGTTGCTGATGCTGCTGCCGCTAGAATTGCCAAGACCAAAGAAGAGGGTCGCAAGCGCAGAATAAAGTTTGAAAAGAAACAGGGCGAGAAGGCTAAAAAGAAAAGAGCATTGCTGCTCAATATTCAGAAGGCAACAACATGACACAGATTAAATCAGATCCACGAGTCCATAATCGCGCTAAACCAGCTCAGGAAAAGCCTAAAGAGGTAAAGGTTGCCGCTAAGGAAGCTGCTCCTAAGCGCAAAGCTGCTAAACCTAAGGAGTAAGCAGGGATTATGGTAGCGAAGATTTATCAGAATCCTGAAGGTGGTTTAAACCGCAGGGGTCGTGAGTACTTCAAGCGCACGGAAGGCTCTAATTTAAGGCCTCCTGTTAAGAAAACGCCTCCCAAAGATAGCAAGGATTTTGGTCGCAAGGTTGCATTTGCTGCTCGTTTTGCTGGCATGAAAGGCCCAATGAAAGATGAAAAGGGCAGGCCCACTAGAAAGGCTTTGGCTCTCAAGGCGTGGGGATTTGGCTCTGTTGAGGCAGCTCGTAACTTTGCTCAACGGAATAAAAAAGGATAAGTAAATGGCTCGGCTGAATGTAAAAGATATTATTGAACGTGAAGCCAAAGCTCAGGCTCGCAAGGATGAGTGGCGTTCTATCTATGAAGATTGCTATGAGTTCGCTCTTCCGCAACGAAACCTATACTCAGGCTATTATGAAGGCGGTGTGCCAGGCAAAGGTAAGATGGCGAGGGTCTTTGACTCCACAGCCATTCACGCCACTCAGCGCTTTGCTAATCGCATCCAGGCTGGATTGTTTCCCCCGCAAAAGGAATGGTGTCGCCTAGAGGCTGGCACTGGCATTCCACAACAACAACAGCCACAGGCTCAGGCAGCGCTCGATGCTTATACAACCCGTATGTTTGAAATCATGCGGCAGACGAACTTTGATCTGGCTATGGGCGAGTTCTTGCTGGATCTTTGCGTAGGTACTGCCGTGATGATGGTGACGCCTGGTGATGAGGTTACGCCTATCCGCTTCACGCCTATTCCTCAGTATCTTGTTGCCATAGAGGAAGGTACATTCGGAAACGTCGATAATGTTTACCGCAAACTCCGAATGAAAGCCGAAGCGATACCACAAGAGTTTCCTGACGCGGAAATGACCAGCGAACTAGCTCAGGCAATAGAGCAATCGCCATCTAAAGAGATAGATCTAATGGATGCGGTTATCTATGATTATGAGCGAGCCGTTTATTGTTATCACGTTATCTGGCCAGGCAAGAAGCAAGAGCTTGTCTACCGAACAATGAAGTCATCTCCGTTTATTGTTGCTCGATATATGAAGGTGGCTGGTGAGATATATGGCCGTGGCCCATTGGTTACAGCCATTTCTGACATTAAAACGCTTAACAAAACTGTTGAGCTGGTTCTCAAGAATGCTTCTCTGGCAATCGCTGGTGTATATACGGCGGCAGATGATGGAGTTCTCAATCCTCAAAACATCAAGATACAGCCTGGCGCGGTTATCGGTGTCGCTCGTAACGGTGGCCCCCAGGGTGCGTCACTGGCTCCTCTCCCTAGAGCCGGTGACTTTAACGTAAGCCAGATCGTAATGAATGATCTGCGTATGAACGTGAAGAAGATCCTGATGGATGACACGTTGCCGCCTGACAATATGTCTGCTCGATCAGCAACAGAGATTGCAGAGAGATCTCGTGAACTTGCGACTAATTTAGGATCTGCCTTTGGCCGATTGATAGATGAGACAATGGTTCCAATTGTATCGCGCATTCTGTTTATCATGGATCAGCAGGGCTTCATCGACCTACCGCTGAAAGTGAACGGTGTTGAGGTTAAGGTTACGCCGGTAGCTCCTTTGGCCCAGGCTCAGAAGCTACAAGAGGTAAACGATATTGTGCAGTTTATGCAGATCGCCAATGCTCTCGGCCCACAGGGTCAAGCAGCTCTGTCTATCCCGCGCATAACACAATTCATCGCAAGCAAGATGAACATAAACCAAGAACTGCTTACCACACCAGAAGAGCAGCAAATGATGATGGAACAGATGCAGCAAGCAATGATGGCAGAACAAGGCCCACCCGCTGCAACTGATGGAGGGGCCACAATGGAGGCAATGCAATGAGTTCACCCGAAGGCTGGGAAGGATTAACCCAGGCTGTCAGTGAAGCGCCAAGAGCCGAAGATATAGACATTCTATATGGCAAGGTTTTCAAAAGTTCTGAAGGGCAGAAGGTTCTAAGCCATTTGCGTAGCGTTACGATTGAGCAACCAACTTGGCACCCTGGAGAAGATGCGAGCTTTGGTTATGCTAGAACAGGAATGGCAGAGATCGTTCGCATGATTGAGAAAAAAATAGAAAGGTCAAACAATGGCTGAGGAAGCGGCAGCAGTAGAAGCGGATGCAGATGCACCGTTGATTAACGTGGTAGAACCAGAGGCTCCTCAAGAGGATGCACCTATTCCGGTTCACGAACAGCCACAAGAAGAGATGCAAGCATCTGAAGATGATGATGGGCCGCTAGAGCGCCCTGACTATTACCCTGCAAAGTTTTGGGATGAGGATGGCCCTGATGTTGAAAAGCTGGCGAAAAGTTACGCAGAGCTGGAAAAGAAGTTTAAGTCGGGCAAGCATAAAGCACCGGAGCAGTATGATATATCTTCACTTGCGGATCAGGGTTTGGACTCTGACGATCCGACTGTCGCCGTATATCAGGACTGGGCTAAGGAAAACGGGATTAGCCAGGATGCATTCGAGGATCTGGCCGGTCGTGTCTTATCGATGTCAAAAGATGAGCAAGAAAGCATTGAATACGATCAACGCGCTGAAATGGAGAAGCTAGGCTCTAACGCCTCTGAGAAGATCCAAATGACAGAGCGCATCTTGCAAAAGGCACCTTTGAATAACTCTGAGCGTGAAGCGATAGCGTATTCTCTGAACAATGCTGACTCGATCAATGCGTTTTTAAAGTATCACCAGGCCATTACGAATGAGAACATTCCGATCAAGCCGGTAGTTGAGCAGCAAGAGTTTACTAAAGAAGATCTTAATGTTGCTATTGCAGATCCGCGTTGGAAAACTGATGCCGCCTGGCGCACCAAAATAGAACGTCAATGGTTCCAATCACAGCAAAGAGCCTAAACTCTTGCAATAAGTATCGCTTGCGTGTATTTTAGCTTTAACGGCTAACCGCGCACCGGCCCGTTGGATGTAGTATTCTACTGGCTGGCGCGGCCATAACGCGCAAGCTACCGCCCGACCCTCGGATAACGGAAGCGTTTTGTTGAAACCCAATAGGAGGTATCTGCAATGGCGCAGAACGTCACAACGGCGTTTGTTGATCTTTTCGACTCTGAGGTCAAACAAGCGTATCAAGCCGAATCGCTGCTTCGCGGCACGATGCGGACACGCACCGGAGTAGCCGGTAACACTGTAAAGTTTCCCACAATCGGAAAAGGTGTTGCTACACTTCGCGTTCCACAAACTGATGTCACACCACTAAACGTGACTTATGGTCGAGTAACTGCAACGATGGAAGATTACATCGCGGCAGAATATTCAGACATCTTCCAGCAATCGCACATCAACTTTGATGAGCGCTCTGAGTTGGTTCAAGTCGTATCTAAATCTATCGCTCG